TCATCAATAATCTTCCCGGATGAATGTTGCTCAATCTGATCTTTGAATTCCTCAACAATGCTGCCTTCTCTTTTCTCGCTCTGGCTACAACATATTCCTGTACGCCAAACTTTGAGTTGAGTATTTCGTATTGGATGTACGCATACACGTACTTCTCGAACAATTTGTTTACGGTGATCAAAGAGTCGTCGCCTCCCTCCATACCATCAGAAACGTACTCAACAATACATTGTTGGTCCGACATGTCTGAGTTGAAGTTGATTACACCTGCCTTCTTGTCGATAGCAAATGTCGGGTTGAAGTTCGCAGTCTCGGTATTCAATCCGTATCGTGTGCCGATGCCGTAGTCAAAATACCAATTGCCATCGATGTACCAACCTTCTTGGCCATCAAACATTCCTCCCGGATTGAGGTAGATGTTTCTCTTCGTCCCGTTCAATCTCTCTGTGTCTATCAAAGAGTTCTGTGGTTGCAAGATGTTCCCGTTCTGATCAAACAAGATGTTGGCTTGGTTGTCCTGCAAGTATGCGCTTGAAGAAAGTATCTGCACGTTCTCTGTCAGTGGTCTTAATAAGCCATCCTTATACAAAGAGATGCGAACCCAGTTCACGAAATCGCTAGGGAGAATGTATCTCAAGTTGCTACCAACCGTCAACTCAAGGACTTTGATTTCCTTGAACGCATCGTAGTTCAACTCTTGGATAGCCCTCTTGGCGTGGAACAATATCTTGTAACGCTCCTCATTGTTGATCAATGAGTGGTTGCCAGAATACATCAATTGAAAATTCTTGACGATATCCTGCAGACTTACATATTGGTAAGAACCCCAGTTCTCATTCTCCGGGGCGTTACCATTGTTATCGTAGTATTGGTATTGAGATATATAAGCCATGGTTTATTATTGCTGTACGCTGAATGTGGGTTGTTCGTGTTGTTGTTGTGCCATACCGAATTGAACCACCTCTGCTTCTCTGATAGACATACCGGCATACTCCAATATTTTGGTGGCCAATTTGTATTGATAGTCCTCGGGCAATTCAAAGTCTTGATAGTCGGGCTGAGATTGGTCGAACACAGGTTCGCCACCGGCCAAACTAATGTAGGTCCACTTGGGCTCAAATGGGTATCTGAAGTAATTGGCAATCACCTGACCGGGAACTTTGTAACTCACAGGGGTGACTGTCATTGTCTCCGCTTGCTGCGTGTATACAGGGAACAGAGTAGATGGTGCAGTCAACATCGATGTGTTGAGCAACGTCGAACTTGAGTGGTTTAGTTTCTCCGCCTCAACTGCCGCGCTTGCTTTCAATATCAAGAAGTTAGCAGGAGTGGTGGTGAATATGTTGTTGTCCAATAACAAGACTGTGTTGCTAGATACCAAAGCCACATTGGCCAATGCATTTGTTGTGGTATTGACAACCACATCGCCTGCGCTAATGCCGGCAGACAAGAATGTCGCACCGCTGTCAACCAATTGGAAAGCCACAACTGATGTGTTCGCTCCGCTGTCCAACACCGTTGGGTAGCAGATAACTTTCACCATCATGTAGTAAGCATCGTTGGTGGTAGCCAAACTCGGAAGAAAGAATACGCTGCCTGCAAAGTTTTCAAGAGGGTTGGTCACGTTGAAGATCTCCATGGCTTCTTCGTAAGTCCTCTTCAAATCTGCATAACCGGTACCAGATGCACGGCTATTTTCCATCGAGATGATCTTGTTATAGGAAGAAAACATTTCTTCGTACAATTCCATCTGCGCTTGACTAGCAAACAAGTTGAAGTCTGATGGAGATATATATCCGTAATTGTTCTTGTTGATGATAGACAACACGGTATTTCTTACTTCATTAATCATGTTATTGTTTAAAGCAAAGATAAACAAAAAAAAAGAGGGAGCATTTGCCCCCTCTTATTGTATTGAAATAAAGTTTAATACATCATTTCTAGACTGCTATCGAGCAACTTCAATGCATCGATGCCTTCATCTGTCTGCAAATACAAAGCCACTTCAACATATGGGTCCGCGCCAAAAGGAATGTTAATCATTTTCTTTTTGTTTGACGGGGTGTTGAACCAAACTTCTTTGTTGCCATTTCTGAAGGCCAATACTTTACTATCGAAGTACTTATGCACGTTGGCTTCCAACTTCAACATTGGGTCATTGATCAAATTCAAGAATCCTCTTGGGTCTCTCTTGGCGTAAATCAATATGTCTCTCTTCAATTCGGCAGTACTAACCACTGATGGGTCTTTACCAAACAGAACTCGAGCCACATTCTCCAACTGATCAATGGTCAATGAGCGTGCTTCCAACAAAGCATCTACTTCTTCGTTCAAGAATTCTACCTCTTGCTGGGCATCCTTCTCGTAGTTTACTTCGGAAAATACACTACCATTCATGGGATGGTAATACAAGAATTGCTGAAGAACAGGGTTGGTCTTTGGTACACGCAACATACCATCTTCAAAGATTACTGGCTCAACAATGAAGTTGCCGTCCTGTTCGTCTTCGAATGGGGTCTTTTGGTTTACTGCATATCGCAATGGGCGATTGACGTTCTGTTCTGAATCAAACCACAATAGTGGGAATCTTCTTGTACTCCTTGAAGGAATAGTGAATGAAAGGGGAGATGAGTGTAATAGTTTGTAGATCTTGTCTACAGGTGTTGCGTTTTTTTTCATGATATAATTTGATATGATTTTTTACTTTTTAAAAAGGAGAGCGCCGTTGCCGGCACCCTCCAAATTAAATGAATCAACTTTTTTATTTCGTCAGCGATTAGGCACCGTAACGGAACAATACGAAGTTGTTAGCACCCAAGGTACATACACAACGCTCAGACAAGAAGTTAACTTCCATTGCATCCAAGTCGCTAGTAGCAGCGCCACCGGCAGAACCTGTGATCCAAGTCTTGTAACGACGGTCTTCAGTAGCAGTTGCTCTGTAACGAACGTGCAAGAAAGGACGCTTGGCGTTCTTGCCCAACACTTGGTCGTATACAGTTGTAGAACCTGCAGGAACCAACAAACCAGTGATTACGTTTGCAGTGCTTGCACCAGTGGTAGAAGCAGTCAAACCACCACGCATGGTAGGATCGTTCAAGTATTTCCAGTCTGTCTTGTAGAAGTCATATCCACGACGGAAACCACTGAAGCCAAGGTTCAATGCCATGTTCACATCGTTCTCGAACAAACCGAAAGAAGCGGCGTTAGAAGAACCTGAAGCATTGTAACCGTTCAAGGTAGCCAACATGTCGTCGATGTCGAAACTGAAGTCACGGTTAACGAAGATTACGTTCTCTTCGATAGAACCCTGCTTGTCCAAACGAGATACGATTGAATCGAAGTCAGCCAAGGTAGTTGGGTTACCACCACCCCAAACGTTTCCACGAGTGTTTACTACGTAGAACACACCCTCAGAACCTTTGTAGCCAGCGGCTACAGCACCAGATCCACTAGCAGCAGGAACTGCTTCGATCATAGCGGTTTCCAAGTAGTCCTCGAAACGCAAACGGGTTTCGTGCTCAGACTTCAAATACCACAAGAAGCCAGATGCACCATTCTCGGTAGTAACTTCAATCCATCCGATCTGAGCCATGTCAGAACCAGATACAGCATACTTGTCCTTGATGATGATAGGGCTGTTGTCGTAGATGTCATCTTCTGCTTCCAAAGAACCAACCATTCCGTTAGTTCCTTTTTTGAATTCAGAACCGTAGATGAAGATGGTGAATGTGTTTGTTGCAAGAGCGTTGGTCATACCGGCGCCTTCGTAGAAAGCCACGTCAATGGTGCCAGCAGCAGGATCAACGAAAGTGATGATACCTTTGTTCTGGGTAGGACCAGCAACGTTAGGAGTGATCACCACGGTTTGTCCAACACGCAAAGCAATGCTACCGGCAGTCAAGCCAATAGAAGCACGGTTAGGAACCAACACGTCGTTGATGGTGAAAGTCGCAGTATCTGCGCCAGACAATACACTTGTAGTACAGTTGATGTACTTGATGTGCAAACGGCCTTGTTCAGCCCATTTGATCATGTCTGAGTTGGATGGCATTTCAGCGCCAACCATACGCAAGAAAGAAGCAATTGTACGATTACCGTAACGCTCAAATTCTTTTTCGTAAGTATCAGGAAGATACTGGTTCAAGAAGTTAAAGTCGGTAATAT